CTGCTGGCCAATCCCAAGCTGGCCCTGCCTAATGTGGAAAATGCCACAGCAGCGGATGGAAAATTTACATTGTACCTATTTAACCCCCAGAATCAAAAGGGCTGGGCCAAAGGGCAGGCTTTTATGAGCCGCCTGGGGTATTCGGGAAATAACTGGCAGTCGCTGCGGGACAAGATCCTGGAACAGGCTAAAAACTTTCCTGCTGCCCTGAAAGGAAGCGATCCCTTTGGTGACAGCTATGAGCAAAAAATTATTTTGTATGGATATAAGGGAACCCCGGCCAATGTAGTCCTTGGCTGGAAAGTAAAAGACGGGAAAACCTGGTTAATAACGGCTTACATCAAGGAGGTATAAAAAGTGGAAATCAGGCAGTATGATACGGTTTTGTTAAAGGATGGCCGGGAGGCTGTCATTGTTGAAGTGGATTCCCCCATACATTTTACTGCCGATATTGGGGATTCCACAAAAGATTGGGATACAATCCCTATTACATTAGATATGATAAAACGCCGGCTCTGTGACGTAAACGGAAAGCTGTATCCTTAATAATTTGTAAAAAATTCCATATGTGGAGCTTTTTAATTCCTATAAATTTAGTTTTAAGACGCCTTAAACAGGCGTTTTTTAATTTGCCAAAAATCGAAAGGAGCGAAAATATGAAACAAAAATTTTATGGCTTTTTGGGGCTGGCTTTGAGCCGCCGTTATTCAGACAGCGGTTCATCTGTCCCATTAAATACCGCAGGGGCCGCTCCCCAAGGGGATTCCACAGATATTGCGGGAACCGTACCAGATATGGATCCCCCGCAGCCTAAAAGCCCGGAAGAAGCGCCATTGAAAACGGAAACGAAAGTCTCCGAGGAAAACAGCGCGGAAAAGGCATATACAAAAGCCGATCTGGATGCCGCGGAAAAAAGGGCCGTGGAAGCCTATAAGCAGCATTTGAAGGAAGCTACGGACTATAACAAGATGACGCCGGAGGAAAAAGTGGCCCATCTGGAAAAGCAGATGGCTGATGAAAAACTGACACGTTATACAGCAGAAGCCCTTTCCAAAGCGGGAATAGACGCATCCCTGGCCGAATATGCGAAAGGAACAGACGAACAGACGACAAACGAACGTGTAAAAGCTTTCAAAGCCGCTTTTAACAAAGCTGTCCAGGCAGGTGTGGAAAACCGTTTTAAAGCGATTGGTTATACGCCCCGTGCAGGCGGTACCGGTTCCCCTTCCGGAAGCGATACCGCCAGCAAAAAGCCCCGTGGTGTATCTATAAAATAAGGAGGGCAAGGACATATGCCAAATGAGATCAATTACGCAGAAGTTTATCAAAGTTTTATTGACGAGGAGCTGGAAGCCCGTTCCTATACCCAATGGATGGTCCCCAATGGATCGGAAATTGAATACAGCGGCGGAAAAACTGTGAAAATTGCTAAACTATCCGTAGGGGTCCTGGGCAATTATGATGCCGGGAATGCCACGGCAAAATATCCCAAAGGGGCAGTAAAGCTGGAATGGGTCCCCTATGAAATGGAAATGGACCGGGCAGTACGTTTTGAGCTGGGGCGGCTGGATCCTTCCGATTCGCATTTTATCGCCACAACCGAAAATATAACACGTACTTTTACCCGGAAGCAGTTGGTTCCGGAGCAGGATACGTTCCGCTTCAACAGAATTTACAAGAAGATTTCCAATCATAAGAAATATAAGGATACCCATATTAAAAAATTAACAGCTGCTGATACGGGGGATAAATTGGCGGCGGCTCTTTCAGAGTTACATACCATAGTCAAAGATGATTCCGGAGAAGATGTGGATTTTATCTGTTTTATGAGTGTGCGGAACGAACCCTTTTTTCGGGAAATCAGTAAAAACAACCAGCATTCTATTTCTTTTGGCAAGGATGTAACCGTGAATGGCATCACCTATCAGGGCGCTATGGTATTTAATGGTCTTCCCTGTGTTTTTGTGCCAAGCAAGCGGCTGCAGACCGTTATTGCTGTGAATGATGGCCGTACATCGGGCCAGGAGTCAGGCGGCATCGCGGTAGGTCCATCTTCGGAACAGATAGAATTTTTGCTTATGAACAGTGACGCCCCCATGGCTTGTGGAAAAATTGACAGCCTGAAAGTATTCAGCGCGGATGAGAACCAGACGGGAGATGAAACAACGATCAATTACCATCTGTTATATGACCTGTGGGTCAAGGATAACCAGGTGGCAACGCTGGCAGCCGGGATCCGTGCATCCGCAGGAGGCGGTTCCTAATATGGATGACAGTTTGAAAAGCTGGGTCCTCCAGCGGGTAACGGAACGCCTTCCAGAGGAAGAAAGCGGGAATGCCGGGCATTTGGTTGACGATGCCCAGGCATATTTTCTGGAGCGGACCGGGCGGAAAAATGTCCCTGTCAGAGCCGGCCTTTTGTGGGCCGATATTGCCCTGGCCATCCGCGAAACCAAAGCGGACCAAAAGGAACCGGATGGCCGTATTGTTTCTATTAAGCGGGGCGATACCACGATTGAGTATGAGAATGAAGGGCAGGGGCCGCAAATCAGCCTGAACGCTTTAGAAGCGCGGATCGCCGGATTCCGGGTAGGTCGGCTGGTATGACGGAACAGCAGGCTTTGGAGAGTACCTATTGGGACAAGGTGAATGTATTCCGCCGGATCAATTTCAAAGATCCGGATACCGGACAGACACGGCAGAAGGAAATACAGGTTACAGCGGAGGTACCGTGTGCGCTAAGTCGGAACCAGGATACCTCTAATGCGCAGCTTTCCATAGAAAATGGTTATGGGACAACGGACAGTGTATACACTTTGTTCTGTTCACCCAGTACAGAGATTGTGGAGGGGGACCGCCTGGAAGTAATAACCAAAGCCGGACAGCGGTTCAGCCTCCGGACAGGCCGTCCGTTTGCGTATCCGTCCCATATGGAAATTCCGGTAAAGGAGGAAAAGCGGGCCTGTGGAAATTGATACGGAGCCTTTCCGGGAGTATGTCCGGAAGCTGGAACAGACCCGTGATACCATCCGGAACCAACCCCGTCAGGAAGTGAACCGGATTACGGACCGCCATCTGGCCCGGTGCAAACGTAAAACAGCGGTAGGTACCAGTCCAGATTCCCCCACCCTGCGCAGCCGGTGGGATCGGAGCGGTGTACGGAAAACAGGGGGCGGATATGAGGCGGATGTGTTTAATCCGGTGGAATATGCTTCCTATTATGAATATGGCCATAGGCAAACGCCGGGCCGGATCATATTTATTGAACTGCGCCCCGGCGGCCAAAAATACGGCATTCAGGCCAGGCAGATCAAAAATGGTCCCAATGCCGGAAAATGGGGAATTTATCTGCGTTTGAAAAAACCTTATGTGAAAGGATCTTTTGTCATGACAGAAAGTGAAAAACAAGCCCAGAAGGAACTGGATGCTGCCGCTAAACGTCTGGAAAACATGTTGAAAAAGGCGCTGCAATAATGGATTGTTTCAATTATATTTTGGCGGCACTGTCAAAAGGACTGGACAGCCTGTTTCCGGATATCCCTGTTTTTGCGGAAGAAATCCCCCAGGAGCTGCCGGAACGGTGCTTTTTAACAGGCTTTGCCGGGGAAGTGGAAGCCATCCGGGATCTGGGTGAAAGGTACCGGATCGAAGGCAGTCTGGACATTACCTATCTTGCGCCCCAGAATGGCCCGGAAACAGAAATCCGAAGGGAATTGAACCGGATTGCCGGAAAAATTGCTTTGGAATTAGGCGTTATTCGGTATCAAAATAACGTCATGCGGCTCAGGAAACACAGGTGCCGGACTGACGGCAGCGAGCTGCATAATATATGTGAATTTTATACGTTCCTATTCCGTCTTGACCGGACTCCGGTTATGGATCAAATTAAAGTTGGAGAAAAACGGGTAAAAAATGAAAGGGGATAAACAAATTGGATACGAAAGGAAAAGGGGATCCACAAGCAGCAGGGGATCCCAGATTCAAAGGGCGTGAGCTGGCCAGGGCCGCTAAAGGTGTAAACCGGGATTTATTAAGCGTACTGTTGGAGCCGGAAGGGATGTACACACAAAAAGAAGCGGAAAAAATACTGGAAAAAGCCTTATCAAAAGGAGTGAATGCAGATGCCGGGCGGTAACTGGGTAACACAAAATAAGCGCCTTCCCGGCGTATATATCAATTATGTGGGCGAAGGCAACAACCCTGCTGTTACCGGGGACAGGGGAGCTGTGGGGCTGCCTTTGCCTTTTCCCTGGCTGCCGGAACATGAGATCACCACGGTTTATCCTTCTGCTGTGGCCCAATACGTGGCTGATTTTGGGGATGCGGCGCTACTACTGAATGAAGCGATGAAAAACGCCACCCTGGTTTATTTGTACCGGCTTGATAAAGGAACCAAGGCGAAGGCACAGATCGGGGATCTGCTCTGTACAGCTAGGTATTCCGGAGAATATGGGAACCGGTTCAGTGTATCAGTAGAAAACGTGGTGGGGGAACCCGGCTGGTTCTATATTGTTACATGGTACGGCTTAGATGAGGCGGAACGACAAAAGGTGGAAGATATTTCCCAAGCCGTGGACAATGAATGGATAGAATTTTCAGCGGCGGCTGGAAGCGCCGGGAGCCTGACAGCCAACGCCGGAACGGCTCTGGCAGGCGGTGCCAACGGGAATGTGACCATGTCAGATTATGTAAAATTTTTATCCGCTATTGAAATGCGCACAGTAAATGCCATAGCCTGCCCGGTTGATGATGTAGATATCCGGAACCTGTTTGTCAGTTTTGCCAAACGTATGATCAATGATGAGGGGAAATATCTCCAGGCTGTGGTGGCCCATAGCAAAACCGCTGATTTCGAAGGGGTCGTTAGCATCCAAAATGGTGTGTATCTGGAAAACGGGACGCATATTACGCCGGTTATGGCTACGGCATATATGGCCGGGGCAACAGCCCGCTGTCCCCTGGATCAAAGCCTAACCAACGCCCAATATATTGGGGCCGTAGATGTGGATGAGCGGTATACGGTCCAGGAACAGACCGTATTTGCTACCACAGGGCAGATTGTTTTTATTCCTTCCCCCACGGCGGATAACAAGGTTTTGGTTCAAAAGGACATCAATACACTTGTGACGTTTACAAAAACGCGCACTTATGCCCTTTCCAAAAATAAAATTATCCGTATCCTGTTTGCGGTGGCAACGGAGATTACCAACCGGGCCATGGTTTACTACTCCGGAAAAGTCCAAAATAACCAGGATGGGCGGGATCTGTTCCATGCGGAAATCCTTTCTTACTTCCGGAGCCTAGAAGAAAAAGGGATTTTACAGGACGTTGTACCTGGGGATATTGTGGTAAAAAAGGGTGAGCTCATTGATGCTGTGGTAGTGGATTACGCCATCCGGCCCAGCGACGTTATGGAAACATTCTATAATACAATTAAAGTACAGGGATAGGGGGAAATAAAACTTGTCCACGCAATACCAGAATCCCAACGATTTTGCGCGGGATGATACGAATTGGGCGGGGCGCAACGCGATTTCAGGCGGTGAGGGAACAGCATATATCACGATTAAAGGGCGCAACCATTTGTTGTTTTCCGCCAAAAAAATAGAAGCTACCATGAAGAAAAACAAAGTGGAAGTCCGGGCGCTGGGGCGGC